GGACTGCTTCGCCGCGACGTCGAGGTCCGGCACGATGCCGTCCATCGAGGCGCAGATCGGCCGTTCGCCCTCGGAAGTGCTGGGGTCGTACTTTTTGTAGAACGACTTCGACTTGTTCTTGGCCGCCAAGAGAATAACCACGTCGAGGTGGCCGGACGGCGTGCCGTCGTCCTTGCGGGTCACGATCTTGCGTTCGCCCCGATAACGCAGCGCCCAGATCTTGCCCTTGTAGGCGATGATCGGGTAGCTCTGCCCAATGCCATCGGCAAGATTGTCTTCGTACGGGTCCACGCGGCCTTGGAAGACCTTGGACGGACTGCGATTTTGGAACGTGGGCGGAACTTGAATTTCTTGGCTCATGTATTTCTCCGTTGGGGAATAAGCGTCATTTTGCGACGATTTGGTTAAGACTTTGCCTCGCCATTGGGCGGGCGACGAACACCAACCTGTGCCAGCGCATTGAGGTTGACACCGGCAGGCAGATGCTTGTGGTCTTCGACGTATGCCCGCACCGCCGTGGAACTGGCACGGCGCTCCAGCAAGTCGAAGTTCTTGCTCTCGATGACGAATTTCATGAATGCGTCGGGGTCTTCCACCGACGCGGTCCACTTCGTGCTGATGTAGCAGGTGCCGGTCTTGGTGCGCAGGTTCTCCAGACTGTTCTCGTCCATGAACCTGTGAATGATGCCGGCGAGCTTCTGTAGTATTTCCTTGGGCTTCTGCAGTTCCTCCTCGTGCTTCTTCTCCATTGCCCTGATCAAATCGCGGGTCGCGACGTATTGCCCGACGCGCTTTTCCATATCTTCAGCCATTCGCAGTGATCCTTTTTTGAAGTTTCGACACCCCCGCCGCGTTGCACATTCCTGTGCAGGGTTAGGCTTCTGTCAGTTCGGGCGGGAGTTTTGTAAGACACAGGGCATACTGCATAGCGGCTGCGGCAAGTTCGATTGCTGACTCCCGTGCCTCTCTACTAACCCCATGCCCTTCCCTAATGCAGCGACACAAGTTGTCATAACGATACGAAATGGATCGGTCTGCACCCTCAGGGTTCTCGAAGCTTCCTTCTAGCTTCACCACTAACACTTCTGAAATTTCACCGAGCAATGAGTTGAGATAACGATCCGATGTAACTTCGGTATCTTCATAGTTTCTCATTACCGCTGCGGTAACAAATTCTACTGCTTCTTCTGCTTTGAGTTCACGGTCGTAACGTTCCCAGTCCATGTTGGTAGTCATTCTGAAGCTCCTTCTACGAGTTCGAGAAACCGGTTCTGCAGGGCCTGATGTTCCTGCAGCATCTTGTAGATATGCCGCTCGACCGGAGCCCCCTGCAGGTGGATGATCTGCTGCTTGTGCTTCTGCCCGATGCGGGTGATGCGCGCGTTGAACTGGTCGTAGGTTTCCAGCGACACGGTCGGCAGATACCAGATGATCATGCTGGCAGCGGTGAGCGTAAGTCCGTGCGATACGCACTGTGGATGCACCAGCATCACCTTGTACTTGTCGGTATTCTGGAACAGGTTGAAGATCTCTTCGCGTCGTGGCGTGTCGCCGTGCACACAGCAGTGCTCGATGTCCACGCCTTTCATGCCAAGGATCTTGCTCACTCCTTCGATCATGTGGCGATACGGTATCGCCACCAATACTTTCTCGTTGCATGATCGGATCATGTCAGCCATTGCAACGATGCGGGGAGTGGGGTCCAGTCGCACGAACTCTGGTCTTACGGTGTAGACCCAACCACCGGCGATTTGCAAGAGCTTGTTCATTGCGACCCCAGCATTCACAGCCGTGATCGTTTTCTCCTTCACCATCGTAGACATGACGGTGGAGACCTTCTTGTAGGTTGTGAGCTGCTCCTCGCTCAAGTCCACGCTGACGCTGCGCGAGATCACCGGCGGCAATTCGACCACCTCATCCAAGGTGTAGCGGCATGCCGGCTGCATCCAACTAAATGCAGTATCCACTGCGTTCGGCTTGGGCTTCCACAGGTACGGGCCGATGTTGACCATCAACAGGTCGCGGGCGTGCGAACGAAATCTCGGCACGCGGCCCGGTGTGATGATCTGACACTGCGCCCACACATCGGTCGGCTCGTTTGGCATCGGGGCACCGGTCATCCCCCACACCGTGGTGAAGCGCCGGGCGAACTTGCGCATGCGCTTGGAGCGGTCGGACTGGTTGCGGTAGACCGCCAGCTCGTCCAGCACCAAGGTGTCGATGTCGCGGCGGTCGTGCAGCTCCTGCTCGATCACCTTCACGCCGTCGTGGTTGATGATGTAGATGTCGGCTTCCTGCGCCAGCAGCTTCAGCCGCTGCGCCTTGGTCCCGGTCAACACCACCGCCCTGCGGTGCGGCATGGTGGCGAAGACCTCGCTCAGCCAGACGAACGTCAGCGTGGAGAGGGGAGCCACCACCAGCAGCTTCTTGTTGTAGCCTTGCCGGTTCATGTAGTCCCACGACCACAGCGCGGTCTTGGTCTTGCCGGTGCCCATGTGGTTCAAATTGTAGAACCGCGCGTTCTCGGTCATCATGCGGCAGGTGGCGATCTGCACCTTGTACGGCTTGCCGCCGCACCAGTCGTAGTACAGCTCCATCGGGTGCGGGATCTTCAGCCCGAGATGGCGCAACATCAGGGTTTCGCGCACGCCGTGGCGCACGAGACGGTTACCGCCCGGCAGCAACGGCGCATCTGCGAACATCACCTCCACCCCGGGCAGGGGCGGGACGATCATGACTTCGTGCTTGTGCGATATGGTCACGGGTGCCACCAGAATTCTCCATAGGTTTTCTCGTCGCCCAACTCGTCGAAAATCATGCCGTAGTTGTCGCCTGCGTTCAGCACGCGCTGCAGCCTGAAAAGATCGGCATGGTCGCGGACGACGAACACGGTCCCCCTAGCCGCCGCGATTACCTTGGCGGTAACAACCTGCCGGGGGCGCAGCTTCTTCTTCGGGGCCTTGGTTTCGACCGCGAAGAACCGCCCCAGATAACAACAGAAGTAGTCGAGCCCGGCCCCGCCAAAGCCGCGCTGCACCGGCATGAAGCGGTAGCAGCCCAGCTTGTCCAAGACCTCATTGGTAAGCTTCTTGACCTTTCCCTCTGGCGTGGTCATCCGCGCCCCCGCTTCATGCAACGCGGGCACTTGTGCACCCACTCGTCCGTGAGATCGTCCTTGTACGAACGCCAGCCCGTATTCTTTGCGTCGTTCCACGCATCCATGAACTCTTGGCCGTCTTCGCTTTCGTACTCGTCGAGGCAACTGTCGCATTGGAAGGTAATGCGGCCACCGTTGCGGTGTATGGTCATTTTGCACGCTTCCATTTTCTGGAGGGGGGTCCGCACGCGCCAAGCGTGCCGGACACAAGTCTGTGTGTCCGACACGCTGGCTTACGCACATTTTACTCAACGCAGTTCCGGCAGGGAAGCAGCAGGAGAGCAGTCTTGTGGGGGACCCCCCTACCGGTGTTCTGTAGCTAGTTCCCCACTAGGCACTTACGCCAATCACGATGCCGTGAACAGGTCGTACTTCGGCAGGGGAAACTTGCCCTCCTTGCGCGACTTGAGAAACCGCCGCTCCAAGAAGTTGGGAGTCCCCACGCTGAGCAGGAACGTCTGCTGCTTGGCATTGGCGCGGGTGCGACGCTGCCGTGTTACCTTGACGGTAATTTTTGGCGAGACGAACGTCGTTGCCCGCTTGATGTTGGGTCGTTTGGCGAGAATGTCCAACGACTTGTTGATGTACGCACGCAGTGCAGTCATACTGGTAACTCCGTTTGGTGTCTTCTTCATGCTGCTCGGTACCTCTTACCGTGAAAGCTGCACGAGATTACAGGACAGTACCGTGCACATAGCCCGCACGGCTTGGGCGGGTAGTTCAGTGTTTTGCTTGCTTCCTCCATCTGTTTGACCAATGGGAGCACGGGAGCCCACTCCCGGGCAATAGTGCTACGGTTGAAAGTCTCGGGTGTCACGCAGTCGTCCTTCAGCCAGATGAACTCGGTCTTGATCCGCTGCACGGTCGGGTGATGGACAAATATGCACTGTGCCATCAGCATCAACTGCCGGCTGTCGTGCTTGACCGCGCCGGTCTTGTAGTCGCGCGCCAGCGCGGTCAGTCCACTCGGACTGACCCGCAGCACGTCGCAGATGCCGCGAAACCAGACGTTGGGCGCGAAGAACGTGGTCGGCTGGAATTCCCGCGTCATGGCGTACTGCTGCTCGACGAAGAGAGTTCCCTCGCCGTCTTTGATCTCGTCCACCCAGCGCTGGTAGTCCTGCATGCTGTCGGGCAGCGGCGCCTTGCCGATGGTGGCGTTCATCAGCGCGTCGTGTACTTCGTTGCCCCAGCGCAGTTGTTCGCTGTCGTCGGTGTAGTTCTTCTGAAGGTCCACCTCAAAATGCCTTCTCGGGCACGAGTCGAACGCTTTATATTTCGAGTAGGACCAAGCAAATTGTTTAGCCATTTAGTACCCTCTGCGTTCCAGTTCATGCTCCAGCTCGCCAATCCTGTCGGTCAGCGTCTTGATCTCTTTGACCGCTTCATGGATCAGGCGGTTGGTCTCTTCGTCATAGCGGCAGTCGCATACTGCATGCCGACTGCGTATCGGGCAGCCGCGCTCGTGCCCCTTGGCAAGATGGTACTCCAGTTCGCGAGCAAGATCGATTTTTGTTACCGTCACGGTATCCCTCCTACCTCATCAGATCAGCCAAATTGAACTTGTTGCGCAGACAGTCATTGACCGTGACCATTTGAGACGTATCGAACCCGAAGCATTTAGCGTCGTAGACGTAGGCGTGCTTCGGGATACGCAGCCCGCGAACGAGGAAATCTTCACCCTTCGGTGTCACGCGCCACCAACCGGCACGGCCACCATCGTCGCGCCGTTCCTGCGCTTCCTCCAGCAGACCCCAATAGGCAATCTTGCCTTCCTCACGCGACTTGGCCGGAAGCCTCGGGATGTAGACCCATTCAAATTGCGAGCGCATGCCGTGCTTGTAGATGTTGATCAACGATATGACTTGACCGCAGTTGAACGCGCGCCGGTAGCATTTGGCGAATTGACCGCAGCATGGACATCGCATGCCGACGTCGATACTCGCAAACATTCGCCGTCGTGCGGCGTCCAACGTCTCAGTGCTCACTTTTGCACGTCTCCATAGTGGCGCCCGCTG